CAAAATTACAACAGGGAAAGAAGTTACTATGAGCCTACCGAATGCGTCTGCAAGTTAGCATGGGTGGATGGAAAGACTAGAGTAATACGATGACACTTGCTTTTGTTCTGATGCTTGAGGCGTTAATTAATCAGCAAGTAGAAAGCATTGAAGAGTTTGGAATTTTTGAGGATGTAGATCACTGCATTTATTTTGCTAACGTAATTACTCGACAAGGACTTTCAAGAAACGCGGCAAAGTTAGATTACACAATTCCTTATAGAGCGTACTGCCTTCCTAAATGGGTAGACCCTGAGACCACTGAGATTTTTAAGAGGTAATTGTGGGAGAAGATTACAAAGACCCAAACGTTTTAGGTGGTCTTATACTAGCGGTTATCTGTTTAATAATAACGATAATCATAATCATATCAGAAAGATTTTAGGAATTAACATGACAACGGTCAAGGAAGCGTTACTGAAGTTGGAGGCCCACGAACGTGAATGCGCTGTAAGGATGCAAAACATTGAGAAGCGTCTAGAAGATGGCTCAGTGCGTTTTAGAAAATCCGAGATGATGCTGTGGGGAATGTACCCTTTAATCATTGGTTTATTTGTTATAGAGAAAGGATTGCTGTGAGTATTTTTCAAAAACTACTAGGTTCTGGCGACATTGTAAGCAAAGGCATTGATCTAATAGATAGCTTTCACACCTCTGAAACAGAAGCTATTGAGGCTAAGACAAAAGCTAAGACTGATCTCCTTGAGAGCTATGCACCATTCAAAGTAGCGCAACGATACCTTGCCTTGATCTTTGGGTTTACCTTTGTAGCCTCTTACGTATTAGTATTAGTTTTGTTCTTTCTTGGTAGAGACATTGCTGAAGTGCAAGAGATTATTAGTGCGTTTAAAATAGATTTGATTATGTTGACCATTGTAGGATTTTACTTTGGTGGTGGTGCGTTTGAAGGTGTGGTTAGAAGTTTGACTGGAAAGAAAAATAAATGAGATACTTTAAACTATCAGACTTTGACTGTCAGGAAACTGGAAAGAATGAAATGTCAGAAGAGTTCCTTAGTAAACTGGACGATCTTAGGCACGAGTGTGGCTTCCCATTCATTATTACCAGTGGTTACAGAGATAAGACCCATAGCATTGAGGCACGAAAAACTAAATCAGGAACCCATGCAAAAGGCATTGCTAGTGACATACGAATCAACAACGGCAACGAAGCATATGCTATCATTAAACATGCTCAGTCAATGGGATTTAATGGTATAGGAGTCGCTAAGACTTTCATCCATGTAGACACTAGAGATACTACTCCGGTGGTATGGTGTTACTGAAACACGTACAGGTGAGATATGCCACTAAAGAAACTACAGTTAAAAGCAGGAGTTAACCGTGAAAACACTAGATACACTAGTGAAGGCGGTTGGTATGAAAGCGATAAGGTAAGGTTTAGGCAAGGTATGCCTGAGAAAATTGGTGGGTGGCAACGTATATCTACGGCTACTTTCCAAGGTGTTTGTCGTTCGCTACACTCATGGGTAACTCTTGTCGATCTAACTCTAACAAGCGTAGGCACAAATCTTAAATACTACCTAGAGAATGGTGGTGCTTACTACGACATAACGCCTATACGCGATACTGTTACGCTTACAAACCCGTTTACTACTGCTAATGGCTCTACAACAGTAACTGTTACCGATGCTGTCGGGGGGTATTCTGATGGAGATTTTGTTACTTTTAGCAATGCCTCTGCATCTGGTGGCCTTACGTTAAATGGCGAGTTTCAGATAACATTTTCTACAGGTAATACTTATACTATTACCGCAGCTTCGGCGGCTAGTTCAACTGCTACAGGTGGCGGTACAGTTACGGCTACATACCAAATTAGCTCTGGAACCGCGTTAGAAGCTCCCTTAGTAGGTTGGAGTGCAGGTACGTGGGGAGAAGGTACGTGGGGTAACGGTGGAGCTAGTACAGAAAGCCTTCGTATATGGAGTCAAGGTAATTTTGGAGAGGATTTAATACTTGGTCACCGAGGCAGCCCTTTATACTTCTGGGATGCTTCAGAAAACACCCCCTTAGATAATCCTGCTACCCTACTTAGCGCGGAGTCTGGGGCGTCAAATGTACCTACGGCACAGAATATAATACTTGTATCGGATATTAATAGGTTTGTGTTTTGTTTTGGCGCTAACACGTTAGGCACTACTACTCAAGACCCCATGCTAATCCGATGGTCTGACCAAGAGAATGCTACTAACTGGACGCCTACTGCAACTACTCAAGCGGGTGATCTTAGGTTATCGCGTGGATCAGAAATAATAGCAGCAGAGCAGACACGACAAGAACTTTTAGTGTGGACTGACTTCTCTGTATACTCATTACAGTATGTCGGAGCACCTGTGGTATGGGCAGCGCAGCTTGTGGGAGAGAACGCTTCTATAATGTCTCAAAATAGCGTGGCTGTTGCCGATAACGTTGCTTACTGGTTTGGCAAAGATAAATTCTATATGTATGACGGGGGAGTAAAAGTGCTCCCTTGTGACGTAAAACGATACGTATTTAGTGATATAAACAGAGATAATATAGAACAGATATTTGGTAGTACCAACGAAGGGTTTGATGAGATATGGTGGTTCTACCCGTCTGCTAGTAGTAATACTAACGACAGATATGTTGTATACAACTACGTACAGAAAATATGGTACTACGGTAACCTAGCACGTACCGCTTGGATGGACTCTGGTATAGGAGATTTCCCCGTAGCCGCTACTAATAGCAATAACCTAGTACAACACGAAGTAGGGCTGGACGACGCCGAAACAGGCACCACAGTGCCAATAGTAGCCTCTATAACGTCTGCACAGTTTGATTTAGATGATGGGCATAAGTTTATGCTAGTGTCTCGTATGTTGCCTGATATAACCTTTGACGGGTCTACGGCAGATTCACCCGCTGTAACCATGTCCATGTCTGCCTTGCAAAACTCTGGCTCTGGGTTTAACGACCCTCTATCAGAGAGCGGAAACAGCGGTGGCTCCGTAGTTAGGACAGCTACCTCTCCCGTTGAACAATTTACGCAGGAGATATACTTGCGCGTGCGAGGTAGGCAGGTCAGCTTTAAAGTAGAGTCTACCGCCCAAGGAGTAACGTGGCAGTTAGGCTCGCCCCGCGTTGATATGCGACCAGATGGGAGAAGATAATGTCGGTAGATTTTACAGATTATGGGGTAGAGTTCCGTGCTCCTTTGTTACCTAGTCCTCCTGAAGAGTACAATAAACTAGCGTTCGAGAAGTTTAATAACTCTCTACGTCTGTACTTTAATCAGGTAGACCAAGCCCTGAGAAATGATACACTTGTGCTTCAATCTGAAGCTACTACTTGGTTTATGAGCTAATGGCTAATACATACGTAAACGCGAAGGTCGATCTAACTGCTACTAGTGTAACTACATTATATACCTGTGCAGGTTTGACTACGGGTATAGTTAAATCTATGTTAGTATCTGAAGACACGGGTAACGCGGACACTATTACCGTGACAATAACTAATGGCAGTACTGTGTACAGCCTGTTTAAGACAAAAGCTGTGGGTGCAAATACCACAGTAGAGTTATTGACCGCTCCGTTAGTAGTACAGGCGGGGGAGATATTAAAAGTAACCGCAGCTACCGCCAATAGACTGCATGTCGTAGCCAGCATCTTGGAGATTACGTAATATGGCTACTTACACGCCTTTCACTTTAATACCTCATCCAGATGTAGAAGGTAAGTACACACTAGTTTCGGCTGATGGAGAAACTTTAGGCGGAACTTACAACGCGGATGGAACAGCGTTTAAAGATCAAAGAGCGCCTTGGGACGATAGTGGTACTGTTGCTCCTTATGACGACGGTAGTAAAGACCCTGATATAGACCCTAAAGAATCTACACCTGCCAACATAGTAGAGGAAGACTCATTTTACGATGATTTTAATCTAGCTAGTTGGTATGCAAGGATATTAAAAGGAGATACTTTTGACGCTGACATCCAAACCAAAAAAGATTACGCCTTTGCGAACTTTGACCCTAACCGTGGAGAACTAGCAGGTACAAATTTTGAGGGTTGGGCTAAGGATCAGTTGTTAGGTTTGCCTTTTGTAGAACATATTAGGGAAGGTGGGATTAGTAATAGTATCTCACTCTCAAGTCCTTTTGAAGTAGACTACGATTACGACTACGATAACCAAAACTTGTATATGAAACTACCCTCAACGGGTGGTAATAGCAGCATGATTCAAGGGTTTTCTGCCGAGGAACGTGCGCAATACCGAGATTTGATGAAGCGTGGTAGTTTTATAGATTCTAGCGACGGCAATGCTGGGCCGGGCGAATACACGATGATCTGGATCGAAGACCCCCCAGAGCAAAGTTCTTGGGCGAAGTTCTTAAGTAACCCAGTAGTAAACATAATGGCCGCAATAATTCCCGGCGGTGCGCAAGTTATAGCCACGTTAAAAGCCGTGTCAGGCGAGACTATGCACGCAAGTGACTGGTTTGCTTTCGCTGGTGGGTACGATGTTGTAGGCCAAGAATTTGAAGAGTTCGCTGCTAATATAGGAGATGCAGCGAGTGCCGCTGTGGGTGGTAGTGAGTTTTTAGCTAAAGCGGTAACTGCCGGAACTAAGAATACTATTGCTGCATTAATAACAGACCAAGACCCCCTAGAGGCGTTCTTAACAGGGGGCGCACAAGTAGCCGTTGGTAGAATACTGGGAGAGGTAAACAAGCTAACGGGTGGGGCATTAGATAGTTTAGAAGAAATAGGCGTATTTACTGACGACACTAGAGTATATGGCGACGACGGCAAAGTAATATCGGGGTCGGCACCTCAGTCGGCAGGTAAAATAGCTAGAAGCATGATACAAGAAGCCGTTGCTTCTCAGCTAGCTACAGGCGACATAAACGAAGCTCGTATGGCTCAGATAGTATCGTCAGCAGTAATTACTACAGATACACTAAAAGGTTTTGTAGGAGAAAGACTACCTTCTGGTGGCATACAGATGATTGCTACTTCTCTCCAGAGTTCGCTAAACGCGGCTATATTAGGGGGAGATGTTTCTGATGCGTTCTTAAATAGTTTAGCCGCTCAACTTGAACGTTCTGTTAGGCAATCACTAAACAACGGCACTTTTGGAGAAGATTTTGCAGAGTTTTGGGATAGAGCGAGTGGGAAATACGGCATATTAACTGAACAAGCGTTAATAGCAGATGAAGCTGCGACAGCCCGTGCAGAGGCAGCAAAAGAAGTAAATGAAGTAAATAAGTTAATAAACGATGGCGCTGAAAAACTAACCGCTCTAAGTAAAACAGTTAGTGACGCGTGGGACGCTATGGACGGGGGCTATGGGTCAGGCGCAACAATAGAAGAAATGAATGCTTATGAAGCTGCTGAAGCGGAATACCAAGACTACGAAGCTGAATTTACAGATACGCTAAATAATGATTACATCCCTAGGATTGATGCCGGAACTGAAACCTATAATAATGCTACCGATACCTATAATACCGCAGCGGACTTATACCAAAGCACCTATGATGGCTTGTCAGATGGAGGCGACGAGTACGACTCTGGCTTTGCTGATGCGTTAGCTAACATTAACGAAGCTACTGTAAACAACTTAAGCCCTGATTTTGATCCTGAATTTTATGCCGAACAAAACGGTATTACCGTAGAAGAAGCTAACGCGCACTACTTAAGCACAGGGCTAGCAAACAACTTACCCTCTAATCAGTCGGCGCTTACAGCACAAAACACTGCGTCGGTAAACAACGCACTCAATGCATTATCTAAAGCTACAGGACTAGACTTAACGAAACTAGCGCCCGCGCAAATGTCGGGAGTAATTGATAGTCTAGTAGACGCAGCCAAAGCAGCGGGAGTAGCTATTGGAGACTTAGATATTGGTTCGATTGCGCAGAATGCTCTTAGCGCAATTAACAACCCTGACGGTACGGGTGACGAGTTCTTTAGCATGACCACCGATGCTAGTGGTAATGTAACCTCTATTGAGTATGGAAGTTCTAGTAGTGGGTTTGGTAAAGCAGAGGGAGTTACTGACCAAGATATACTCGATGGTACTGCGGTAGCGCAGGTCAACCCCGAAACAGGAAAGTATGAGTGGACTATACCCTCAGATGATACCTACACCTATGATGGCAACATAGTCCAATATGATGCGGAAACCAAAGAACCATACATTATAAATCCTGAAACGAAAGAACGCGAAAACTTAGATTTATATATGGAAGGTGTATTTGGCCCTGACAACCAACCTCCTACGGGGGAAGGTAACCCTTATACGCCTGATTCCGCATCTACGCTAGAGGACATGAGCAACCCCGATTCTCCCGCGTACAACCCTGAACAGTTTACTCAAGAAGTAAATGATAAAGATTTAGCCCCAGTTGATAATGTTGGCGGAGATGACGGAAATACTCCCCCGCCTAACTGGTTATTACAGGCGCTACAAGACGGAGCTACGTACCTACAAGGGAACGATAATACTCCTCCAGCCAGCGAAGCTGCTCAGAATGCGTACGCTAACGGTATACGAGCAACCGCAGGAATAATTGAAGCATTTAATGGTTTTGCTACCGCGTTTGGTTCTGACCCTGCGGGTACCGCAGCGGGTAAGTTTGCTGCTGATATGGCTACAATCGGAGAAGGCGCTAACACCGCAGGATACAAAGAAGCCGTTGGCGGTATGCGGGAGTTCCAAAAAAGTTTACAAACTAGAGACGACCCTAATACTCCTATAGTCTACGACGAAAACGGTGAGTATGTATCTGGAGACGAGAGTAAGAAGAGTCTTTGGGAAGGTGCGCAGGGTATATTTAATACCGCAGCTAACCACCCAGCCGCGTTCTTTGGAGAATACATATCTGTAGAGTTTATGCAGGAAGCAGCGCCGTTGTTAATAGGTGGTCTAGGTACTCTACTAGGTAGGGGCGCGGCAAAAGTCTTAGGTGCTGGACTTACAAAGGAACTATCGCAAGAAGCCGCACAAGTAATAGGTAGAAAAGCAGGGCTTACTGCCGCTGCCGCTGCGGATGTAGGAGAGTCGTGGGGGGCTACTGCGGGGGGCGCGTACGAGCAAGGTTACGATACGTATATGAAAATGGCCGAGAAGGAAGCGGACATTTTAGAGTTAACAGGACAAGCCCGCACAGACTTTTTAGCTACACAAGATGCTAAAGGACGAGAGTATGCGCTAAATTTAGCTATAAATTCTGGTAACGTAGCAGGTGTGTTAACTGTAGCGTCTCTTGCTGTAGGTGGTATGGCACTGGAAAAAGTATTTATATCTGGTAAGCCTACTCCAGAGTTCGGGGGGTTATACGACGAACTAGCAAGGCGTTTGTCCGAAGGCGCGTCTGTTATGATACAGGAAGGACTTACAGAATCTCTAGAAGAAGGAGGAGCTACGGCATACACTCTTGGACAACTATCGCTAATAGACCCTAGCATAGATGTAATGGGTGATGTCGGTGCCGCCGCTGCATTAGGTGCGCTGGTTGGTGGTACTGTATCAGGGGGTATATACGGTATTTCTTCTACGGGCGACATTGTGTCCGATCTTATAATAGGCAATAGCCCTGACGCACTAGAGTTGCTAAATAATTCTGAAAACTACAGCCAAGAAGAATTACAAGTCAAACTAAACAATTTCTTGGGCGATCCACAAGCCGCTACAGATGCTATGAACTTCTTATATGACGAGGTTTACACGAGCACTGCCGAAGCTGTAGACGCGTTAGAGCAACTGGGATTAACTTATAACCCTGAAGACGTTACCAACATTACAGGATCAACGCCTGACACCGACTTAGATGACCAATTAGCTGCGTACTGGGCAATGACCTATGGTAGTGAAGGCGACACTGATGGCGATGGTATAGCTGACAACCAAGACAATGACCCTAACAATCCAGATATAAGTGGTATTGAGTACAACCCCGAAACTGGAGATGTAACGTACACTAACGAAGAGGGCAATGTAGTAGTAGTTGATTCGGCTGGAGTAGAAACAATATACACTGTTGACGATGGAGGTAACCTTACGCCAGTTGATGATCCTGTTGATCCTGTTGATCCTGTTGATCCAGTTGACCCAGTAGATCCTGTTGATACAGGTACTACTTATGAGCCTTATACTTTAGTTCCTCACCCAACTCAAGCAGGTAAGTTTCAACTAGTTGCAGGAGACGGCGAAACTTTAGGTGGTGTTTATAACGAAGACGGTACACCATTTAAAAACCAAAGAGCGCCTTGGGATGATACTGGTGAAGAAGTTGACCCAGTTGACCCAGTTGATCCTATAGATCCTGTTGCTCCTGTTGATCCTGTTGATCCTGTTGATCCTGTTGATCCTGTTGATCCAGTAGACCCTGTTGATCCTGTTGACCCAGTTGATCCAGTAGACCCTGTTGATCCTGTTGATCCTGTTGATCCTGTTGATCCTGTTGATCCAGTAGACCCTGTTGATCCTGTTGACCCAGTTGATCCAGTAGATCCTGTTGATCCTGTTGATCCTGTTGATCCTGTTGATCCAGTAGACCCTGTTGATCCTGTTGACCCAGTTGATCCAGTAGACCCTGTTGATCCTGTTGACCCAGTAGACCCAGTTGACCCAGTAGACCCAGTTGATCCTGTTGATCCTGTTGATCCTGTTGATCCTGTTGATCCTGTTGACCCAGTTGATCCAGTAGACCCTGTTGATCCTGTTGATCCTGTTGATCCAGTAGACCCAGTTGATCCAGTAGACCCTGTTGATCCTGTTGACCCTGTTGACCCTGTTGATCCTGTTGATCCTGTTGATCCTGTTGATCCAGTAGACCCAGTTGATCCTGTTGATCCTGTTGACCCAGTTGATCCTGTTGACAACAGTGTTACTAACAACTACATCGACAACAGTGTTACTAACAACTACAACGGCTTAAATTCAGATGAAGTAGCCGCTATGTTGGACGAGTCTATTGGTACGCCTGCTACTGATGGCAACCCTGCCACGGGGCTATATGCCGAGTTAGAGCAGTTAGGGCTTAACGACCAGCAGATATTAACCTTTATAGGTACTCCCGCAGGGTTAGACGCTGAAGGTAATGTCATACCTGCTACAGGACTGTACAGCGAGATAACAAACGTAAACGGTAATGTAACCGCTTCTAAAGAAGAAGTACTCTCTGCTATTGGTAATCCCGCTACGGACACTGATGCCGCTACGGGAGTGTTTGCTGCAATAGACACCCAGACTGAAGTTTTAACTGGAGAAATAGCTGCTACTCAAAAAACAATAACTGACCAAGCTCTTGAGTTTGAGAAGCTAGGTATAAAGCGTGATGAGGCTATTAGGTTAGCTGTCAACAAAGTTGCCGTAGATTTAGGGGTAGCACGGCAGGATATACTAAATCAGGTAGGTCTTACTGAAGCTAACTTATCTGCACAGATAGGGCTAGGTATTGACCAGTTATCTGGGGAGATAGACGCACAGACTGACACTATAACTACGGCTATAAACAACACTCAAAAGGCAATAACTGACCAAGCTGTTGAGTTTGAGCTAGCAGGTATAGAGCGTGATGTAGCCATCCAGTCTGCTATAGACCAAGTTGGTATTGATCTAGGCTTAACGAAAGAAGAAATACTAACTCAGATAGGTGTTACTGAAGAAAACTTAGCTACACAGATAGGATTAGGTGTTGACCAAATAACTGGTGATCTTGATCTAATAGCTCAATATCTAGGCAAACCTGCAAGAGAAGTAACTACTCAAGATGCATTGGCCGTAGCGGATATTATTGCCGAGCAAGCCGCGCTTTCCGACCCTACTTCTTTTGTCGCAACAGACCAACAATTACAGTATGATGTTAACAATGACGGCGTTATTGACATCAATGACCAGACTCTGTTAGAGCAGTCATTATCGGGAGTAGATGTCAACCTAGAAGGCGCGTTTGATAATACTGGGTTATATGCCTACAACGATGCAATAGCCGCGCAGCAGAAAAGAGAACAAGAGACTATAGCCGCGCAAGAACAACAACTAGCGCAAGAGCGGCAGCTTCAGTTTCAGACACAACTAGACACTACTCAAAGACGTTCTGACTTTGACAGAGAGATACGCGACGTAGCACGTTTACAAGCGGCGCAGCCTACAGTAGTTAGCACCAACAAGATGGGTTTAGCTGACATTGGCCCTGCATATAACTTTGAGAGTATATTTAGAGATAGAGCACAGGATCAATTCTATAACACCCCGTTTGGCGGGTATGGCTCTGACATGTTCGGAGTTACTAAAGCTGCTAAAGGTGGTAAGATAGAAAATGACACAGACAAATTGATACGGATAATTGGAGAATAGTAATGGGTTGGTATTCAGATGCAGTAGACGCTTTAACTGATGACGGAAGCGATGCAAATAAATTCCTAAACAGCAATCTAGTTAGCGGCATTGCTCAGGGTGCTGCAAGCAAGCAGCTTAGTAACTATTTTCAGCCCGATATACCTCAAATAGGGTACCAAGGCACGGTTCCTGAGTTACAGGCTGTGCGCGAACGAGTACCTATGCAGCAACCTGCTCAAGGAGAAGCCCCCCGTAGGCCCGGAAGTGGTGGACGTAGGTACTTCTCAGACGTACAGTATGCAAAACGTCCTGAAGGTGAAGCGCAGAGTGTAGCTGAAGCTCAAGCTACTGCAAAAGCGCAAGCCGAGCTGTTAGCCCGACGAAATAAGTCTCCAGTAACTAATCAACAACCTATATATGACCCTCAAGGTGGCCCTCAACAAGCTGTAGGTATGGCCGCTGGTGGAGTTGCCTCTGCATATAATCGTCGCCATAACGGGTACTACTTAGGTGGTAAAACCGATGGTATGGCTGATGAAGTCCCAGCAAGTATTGATGGCACGCAAGAAGCACGTCTTAGTGATGGTGAGTTTGTTATCCCTGCTGATGTAGTAAGTCACCTAGGTAACGGTAACTCTGATGCAGGTGCAGATCAGTTGCATAGTATGATGGATAATGTACGTATGGAACGAACCGGAAATTCAGAACAAGGTAAACAAATAGACCCTAACAAGTTTATGCCTAATATGGCTCAAGGTGGTATTGCGCAGGCATATAACTACGGCGGTTCTGTATATAAACGTCAACCTAAAGTTACTAATTACGCTGGAAATGATGACGCAAACGCGGTAGTAGGGGGTGACAACGCCGCAACAGGTGTTGGAGGAGACACTACAACGGGTGTTGATCCTAATGTGGGGGCATACGCGGGTTTTGAAAGTTCTCTATCTAATTACGCTGGTGACTACGTAACTGACATGCTAGGTCAAGGTAAGGCGTTGGGTAATCAAGCATACCAAGGGTATGAAGGGCCACTTAGCGCCGGAACAAGTGCAATACAAGATCAAGCGTTTACAGGTATTGGTAACTTGCAAGCTCCTACGGATATGGGTGCCTTTACCCCACAGACTTTCGGCGCAGACCAAGCTCAACAGTATATGAACCCATACCTGATGCAGTCGCTTAATCCCCAGATAGCCGAAGCACGCCGTCAAAACGAAATAGACCGTATAGCTAATGCTGGACGTATGACTAAGGCAGGTGCTTATGGGGGGTCACGTCAGGCAATTATGGATATGGAAGGCCAACGCAACTTGCAGTCTAACATAGCCGACATAACGGGGCAGGGCTACGCTAATGCGTACGACAGAGCACAACAACAGTTTAATACTGAGCAAGGTCTTGGTATGCAAGCTCAGAATGCCTCTAACCAATACGGATTTGATGTGCTTGGTAAGCAAGAAGCAACAGGCGCTACCCAACGAGGCATTGAGTCTGAAGGCATGGCGGCAGACTACTCACAGTTTAGAGAA